GCTCCAGCACCTGTCATGTACCCCCACATGTCTAGGACTCGGAACTTTGCAGGAGCATCCGAGTCAAAAACCTTGAATGGGGTACCCGAAGCCTCACACTGCACCTCGATGAGGAACATGTCCGAGCTTCGGTACTTGGAATCAACACCCATGATGTGCCTCCCCCTAGACTACCACTGCGACATCAGTGATGCCGTCAATGCAGGCAAGAGACAAGGTACTGCCCATACCTAGGGTCAAGTACCAGACTAGGCGGATTCGGCCTGCATCCTTGTTCTCCAGCTTCTCCCACTCGAAGACCTCAAAGGCAGGATTGCCGGTGATAAGGCTAACACCGCCCATAGCAATCTCGTCGAAGCGGATGGCAAAGATGGAGGTCATATCGCCACCAGTCTTGGCAGAGTAGTCGCCAGAGGAGATGTTCTCCGTCTGAGTGAGATAGTCGGTCCGCTGGATGGGGATGCCTCGGTAGGCAGTGACCATCGGCTGAATGTCGCCACCAGGGGATTCGGGCGTGTGAACTACGGGATAGGTAGCCCCGCCACCACGGCCAACTGCGGAGAGCCGTCTCTGCATCTCGAAGTTCATCAGAAGGACATTGGGTGCTGGCTTCACCAAGTCAATGAGCTTGTCTAGGTTGGCAAGACTCAGAGCCGCACCAGTTGAGCTTGAGCCTTGGTTGATGGTCTGGGACGTGGTGGGGCCAACCAGCACATGGAGACCATCAAACCTCTTAGTAAGGGTTGAGTCGTCGCCATAGATAAGCTCGTTCTCGATGGTCCTGAGGACGCCCTTTCGGGCCCGCTGAATCGCCACGGCCTTCATGTCGTTCTTGTTTCGGTAGGTGGCGGTGATGAAGGCATCCAGGTCCCACTGGCCAATGGCCCTCTTGAGGGTGGAAGTAATCTGGTCGTAGGTCTCAGCCGCCTGGGATGCAATTTCCTCCCCAATGTCGTAGAAGTCGGCAGAGGGCGTCTCAACCTCGCGGTTGTAAACAAGGTCCTTGCCGTCAATCTGCGTAACAGGGAGACGAGGGATAAGTTGCCCCTCCTCAACGATTTCCTCAATGATACCGCTGAGGAGGATGGACTGTGTGAGCTTCTGGGCTTGCGCGAGAGTATCCCAGTAGCCTATAATAGCCATCTGGAGGCCCTCCTATTTACATGCGGCGCAGTTCGTCACCCTCAAGACCGGCTTTAATCTTGTCGCGGCCGGACTTAGGTGGCTCACCGCCGGACCCTCCACCTGTAGTATACTGGTTAGAGTTGGGACTCTTGGCCTTCTTCAGGACATCAAAGATTTGGCCTAGTTCGGCGGCCGTCTTGTCCTTAAGAGCCGACTCTGGGATACCGTAGCCTGCGGTTAGCTGGTCAGCCAGATTTGACCGTAGGCCATCTTCTGCTTCCTTCAGAGTCTTCTTGCCAGCCTCAATTTCCTCCTTGAGCCCATTTCTCTCCTCTGTGGTGGAGGCGTGGGTTTTTCCTGCTTCCTCAAGACGGGAATTGTCGGCTCGCAGCCTGTCTAGCTCACCTCTGGCAGTCTTAACCTCGGATTCAAGGACCTTGGACTTCTCATCGTGCTCCGCAGTGGCCGTCTCAGTTGCGGAAGTGTGGCCAGTCTCTAGGTCCTTGATAGCCGTGGCGTGGGACTCCTTGAGAGCTATCAGGTCAGACTCCGGAACCATCTTGGGGTCATCCATTGGACATTCCTTTCAGTGTAGTCCTTGGTTCCAGCACCCGGTAGGTTTCCCTACAACCCCGGGGTAACTCGACCTCCAGCAGGACATTCCTATCAGTGTAGTTCTGCTGCCCGTTGAGGTCTCTCATATTGATAGTATAGCACGATTGAGAGTCTGTGTCAAGTGACTATTCATTGATTAACTACAAGAGTATATGTTGTTAGTCGATTGTGACTAAAGGGGTATAATATTATATATAATGATTGAATAGTCACTTTAACCTACCATCCACCAAATAGTTTCTCACGGATCTCATAGACTAGGAGAGGTGATAGAGGAACTATAACAGCAAGGGCCCCTGTTATCCACATACGCCACTTCTCAAGAGCAGACAGACGACCATTCTGGACACCAAGTTTAGTATCCATGTTTTTCATATGGCCCTCTAGATGTCCCATCTGCTGTACGGTTAACAGTAATAACTCTCGGTCGGTCTTAGCATCAAGGTCCGGCTTCAACTGAGGCCTCCTCTAAAGGCAGTAGGGTATACCCAACATCATGTCGGTATCGAGACATTAGCTCCTGGTAGATTGCTTGGCCTGAGTCTGTCATAAAAGTGGATGTACCTGCTTGCCAGAAGGCTAGCCAGGCATCGACACCTGGGTTGTAGTATCGGAATCTCTGGCCAGAAACCCTCATGTCACGTTGGTATCTGCTAATGACTCTCTCGCCGTCTATCTCTACCTCCTGGAGTTGGGACTTGACTAAGGGCTTGTCGGAAGCTGCTAGCCATTGGTTGATTATTAGCTGGGCCTCGGGGGAGTAGCGAGAGATTGTCAGGTCACGGCGAGCATAATAAGGTCTGAGGTACTGCTCATAGGACCAGCGTTGAAGCTTACCTAGTTCCGTTTCATATTTGAGGATTTGCTCCTCTAGCTCGTCGCGTCGGTCACCAGCAGCTACCAGGAGCATCTCACGACTGGCATAGAAGGTTGAGTAGTCAGGAGCTAGGCGGCCTGTCTCTGGGTCGAATGTCTCCTTTAGTTCTATCTCGTGGTACATGCGGAGAAGCTCAACTATCGGGTGTTCTAGAGGAAGCTGAATGTTATTGTCTGTATAGTATTGGACTACCTCTTCGCGTGTTACAGGAATATCTCTATAACGGTCTTGTCCTCGTAGGCCCTCAAACCTCTCATGGAAGCTAGCATTTAGTTCAGAGTCACGCTTGCCGTAATCACGGGATGTAATGCTACCAGGGAAGTCACAGGACGTGGCACCTGTGTAGCCAAACTCACACTCTAGGGTTTCCCTCTCTATCTTGAGGCCTTCACGGATACCGTCTACTTCGCCCCAAAACTCGGCACGACGACCACGGAAGTTTTGTTGGCTGGCACCAAAGAGCGTAGAGGTAAAGCCTGACCATCTCTGGAGGGCTTCTGTGGCATTAAGGAGTTCTCTAACCTCAGGACTAGGAGGTATGATGTCAAAGGGGTTAAAGCCCCAGTCTCTCATATATTGGAGTTGCTCTTTGGAGAAGCCACTATACTCAGAGTAGATTGTGTCCAGTTCTTCCCGTGCCTGGTCCATCTCCTCTGGACGGAACCTAAACATGGCGGTCTGGTCCATGAGGATGAATGTGGCAGACATCTGGCCTGTGGCCTTGTCCCAGAGGTCCTGTTCGGACTCAGTAAGTTGGGCACCAGCAGCCTTTTTGTAGAGGAGGTCAGCGCCGCTGATGGCTATACCCGTTTCCTCATCTGTATAGCCAAACTCGCTAACCTTCATTGCTATCATGTAGTCACGGTAGCGTTCTGGGATAAAGATGTTGGCCAGACGGGTAGAAGCATCTATCATTGTTTGGTTGCCTGTGAGGTTTGCAAAGGCCTGGAAGCCCTGGACAGGAGCCTTCATCCAGACAGGGACCATTTCGCCTACTTGGCCAAATTGGGGAGTCTTGGTACCAAAGAGGATGTTAGCTGCGGTTACATGGGCGCCTGGGTAGAAACCAAATCTACCTAACACATCGAGAGCCTGCTGGGCTCCTGGGAATGTATCGTAGAACTCTGGGTAGTCACGAATTATCAGGCGACGGAGGCCACCCATGAGGATTGTACCTCGGAGGGGGTTGATTTCCAGGCTTGTACCAGGGATATGGAAGTAGTTGTCACCACCTGTGGCCTCGTTGTAGCGACCAAGGCCGGTGGCTAGACCTGGAGTACGCATGAATTGTCTGGGGAGGTAAAACAGGCGGTGGAACTCGTAGGTCCAGAAGGGAAACTGGGCCCTCATGAATGTGTCCATATGATTGAGGTCAATGTAATCAGGGAAAGTCTGGTAGAACTCCTCAGTGGCCTCTTTGATAGCGGCAGATTTGCCTTCAAGCCAGGAGGCAGTAGTAGCACCCTTCTCAGCATAGCCACTTACCTGGCCTAGTCTCTCAGATGTACCTATTGCCCACTTGTCAAAAGCAGTCCTTGATTCCTTTGTAAGGTCGGCCTTGAGTTGAGCATCTAGGATACTTTTCTTTACTGAGTCTACCTGCATCATTGTGGGAGCCACAGCAGAAACATTCTTAGGGTCAAGGCGGAACTCCCGCATGATGTCATCCCAAATCTGGCCAATGCGTTCCTCGGTCCAGCCTAGTTTGGCAAGGTCAGCACCAGGCTCAAGGTTGAAGACTGCACGACTTAGGGTATCCTCGATAAAGGAGTCACGGCCTTGGATAGCCTGAAGGTCAGTAAGGAACGTCATACCGGAGACATCGTCGGGCCTCACACCATAGAGTATGGCCATATCCATGCGTGATAGGTTACGGCCTGCTGTGTCGGGTACAGGGAATCTAGGCTGGCCACCTACTCTAGCTTCAAGTCCATAGATATCTCTGATAAGGCTCTTACGTGCTGCCGATGCGTCTCGGAATGGCTGGCCAAGACGGTCCATTGCACTTGTCCACCACTCGTTACTACTCCTCAACTTGCTACCTGCAGGAGCCTCTTGGGTAAAGAGGATGTTCTGGATTTGGCGCCTCTGGGACCAGGCAGCAGAGTCTAGGTCTTTGAGGGCAGAGTACCTAGACATAAGGAGTTCTACGTCAGAAGCACGCTCACCTGCTACGGCTATATGGTTACGAGCCATGGTAAGGTAGCTATCAAAGGCTACTGATGCACGATTACCAAACTCGTCAGAACCCCTGCGCCATAGTCCCCATATACGGTCGTGACCGCCTGCATGTATTGTCCTACCTGAGGCTTCCCTTGCAACTGTGTATTGATGCTCAAGGACATCCCCATAACCTCGAGACATGCCGCCCAAGACACGTATTCTGTTCGCAAGGTCTTCCCAGGATTGCACTGGCGCATTTGTCATCTCCTCTACCATGTTCTCGAAGTTCGAGGCAAACATCTCAGGAGAGCGTAGGTGCTTCTCCCATACTTGATTAGTCATCTCGTCTATTACATCTTGGGTGTTGGTAAAGAGTCTACCATTACGAGCCTGGCTGATAACAAACTCTTGCATTGTGTCGTCAATCAGGTCATACTTGGCTAGGAGGTTAGCTATACGAAAGCCCCTCAGTCGCTCAGCAGTAACCTCGCCTGGCATACGAGCAATAGCATCAGGGCCCTGGATAATTGAGGCCATAGCTGACTCCTGTGCCCAGGGTCGGAGGTCTTTAGGTAGGAAAGCAAAGTCCATACCCATCTCGTCTAGGACCTTTTGTATCTGGGACCACTCCTCAGGACGGTTTCTCTTGAGTGCGGCTATAGCCTTCTTGTGAATAAAGAGAGACTGGTCATTGGCCTGAATACGAGCAGAAGTAGTTTCACGGAAAAACCGCCTAAGCCATGTAGGGGCCAGGAACTTGTCCATGCCCTTACTGGCTTGGAGTGTAGTCTCTACAGTTTCCCCACCTACAAGGGTGCGGCCCTTGCCTAGGAGGATTTCAGGACGGTCACCAAGCACGTCTGCCCAAGTGTCCATATGCATTTGAGGATTGCCACCTCTGCGGAACGGATTGACTGCTGCGGCTACCAGCTTACCACGAGTTTCTAGAACATTCCATAGATGATACATACCAAATAGCAGATAGGACCTTGCAAGGGGTCGTATCATAAACTTCTCAATGGTACTGGTCCAGATGGCTCCTGTGCCTTCGGCAAGCTTGGCAAACTGTGAGGACACTACGCCCACTCTCTCAGCCTGTAGAGCAGTCTGGGACTGGCGATTCTTGATGGTTAGCTGATAGGCATGTTCTCCAATGTTTTTCATAATGTCATATTGGGAGTCACCTTTGATTAGATTCTGAGCCTGGCGGTTACCAGCTTCTATGTACTCGTCTACAAGTGCCTTGGCAGCATTGAAACCCTTTTGCTCCGCATCGTCAGCTATGCCTAAGGTGGTCATCAGGTTACGGGCCATAATACCGGCCTGCTCTGGGTCTCTAGCCGCTTCTACTAGATGGGTATCTAGGTCCAGAAGGAGAGTCTTGGACCTGGTGAAACTCTCACGAGTTATGTTTGCACCACGAGCCTGTGCCCAAGCTACAATACTGTCCACATCAGGGATAGGCATAGCTCTAAGGAGCTTGCTGACTTGGACAGCTTTATCTGCCAACATATTATGAAACTTTCTGCCTCTCTCTAGTGCCTGGCCTAGAGCTGAGGTAGTTTGTTCGGCTGTGACACGACTTGCAGGGGTGCCCTTGTTAGACCTGGCAACAAGTTCACTTACTAGACCTATTGCACCGCCACGCTCAAGATTAGCCCAAGTAGTGATGGGCCTAGGGATTGTGGAAATTACTTTGCCCGCAAACCTGAACGGTGCATTGGCCATTGACACATAGCCGTGCTCAGCTACAGCAGCCATCATGCTAAGGCGGCGGCCAACTAGAGGTATAGGCTTGAGAAGTTTAGGAGCTATACCCCAGCCAATATATGTGGTTGGGTCAGCTAGTGTCTCTATGGCAAACTTGGCTGCAGGGTGCCAGGTATTAGCTTCCCAGGCTGCACCGGCTGCCTTCCAGAAGTTACCCTCATCAACATTCAACTCTATGTCTCGTTCTATCTTTTGTTCACCTGGAGTGAGGACGGCTATACCACCTACTACCATACCCGTGATTGGGTAGACTACATTCTTGAAGTATTTATCTAGGCCTTGCGAGGCAAGGAACAAAGGACGAGTAACTGATGCCATGAGGTAGTCACGGACGCCTGGCTTGGGTATTAGGATGTCACCTAGACCGGCCCTAAGTGCTGCTATGTTTTGGTCCTGCTCACGAGCCTGATTAAGTATGGCATCTACTTGGGTGGAGGTATCTTGACGATAGGCTTCTGCCTCCTCACTGTTCAAGCCCTGAGCAATTAGGAGTTCCCGCATCTGTTCGCCTGTGGTTAGTTCGTCAGGAGCAGATGCACGAAAACCTCGCAATGATAGCCTAAGTTGGTCGGTAGTCATCATGTAGGTAGGCATGGGACGAGCAGAAGGAGGAGTGAATAGCTTTTCTTCAAGTTCTTGCTGAGAGAGGGTAGCTATCTCCTCAGGAGTCATATTTGTAAGGCCCTCGATAGCACCGCCAACATAGTCCTCAATGGCGTCTATTATAGGCTGGAGCATCTGACGACGACTAGATGTGCCCTCGGCAATGTACTTGGCTACTGCGGCTAGGGCATCAGTACGAGTGTCTGGGTCAGTGGATGTATAGGCAGTTACCTGTGCGCCTACTGCGGCAAAGAGCCAGTCTAGGTCAGCAGCCTCAGATAGATTGAGGTCAAGTTCTATCCGGAGAGCTTCCATAAGCTCTTGATGTTCCTCAGAGGTTTCCTCTGGAGTAACATCACCTAACACAAATGAAGGTAGTGCCGCTCTCAAGCCTCGGTTAAATAGATTAGCTGCGCCTGATATGATACTTGAGGCAAACGGTGAGCCTGCTAGGATGTCAGGAGCACTTGCCTGGGCCTCGGCAATTCTGGCCTCTATGTCATCTCTGATAGCTGTGTTCCGGTCAACTAGCTGAGTGTAGGGTCTGATTAGGTCACCAAATCCAGGGAAGGGCTCACTAGGCAATTGGTCTGCGGTGTTACCATAGACACTTAGGGAAATTGCCTGCATACGGATAACATCGGCACGAGATGCTTGGATGAAGGGCTGACGTGTAGGAGGCAGTTGTGGTGCAGGACCTAGAGGAACAAGGGGACCCCCACCAAGGATATTAGTTAGATAGGCTTGGTTAGCATAACCGATGGCGTCGCCAGCAGCCCGGACCATGTAGGATTCCCAGTCAGCACCACCCAAGTCCATTGCACTTTGCAAGTTACCTGGGCCTGCATGATAAGCTGTCAGGGCTTTGCGGATATCACCACCGTAGTTACCTAAGTGGCCAGCCATAAGGTTTGCAGCATATTGTAGCGAGGCTTCTGGGTCCCACGGGTCTACACCAGGATGCCAGCGTGGGATTATTTGAGCAATGCCCATAGCTCCACCACTTGATGGGCCGGCTACTGGGTCAAAGCCACTCTCTTGGTTGATTTGGGCCACGAAGATGTCAGGGTCAAGGCCAGCCTGCTCAGCATAAGACCTTGCAAGTGATATGTAGTAATCTCTAGATTCAGGCATTTATGTCCACCCCTAAATCCTTCAACCGTGCCTGCTCTGTAGGCGATACGCCCTTAGCAGGGATACCCGATGGGGCTCTGCCATTTTCCTGTTGTGGCTGCATCGTGCCCTGTAGCTGGGCCTTAAGCGCCTCCTGAGCTTGGTCAAGAAGCTGGGCATCTGTCTCGTTCCCCATCTTCCTCAGCATCTCAGCTTCTTCTCTTAGTGCTGAGATAAGGTTGAGCATGGAGAAGACTGGATGCATCTGGGCATCATCAGTACGGGCTTGTGCAAGCTCCCGTATTGGGTCTTGGATTTCAGGGAAGAAGAGGTCAAGGCCCATTGACGAAGAAATCCTTGCTGACGGGGAAATCATGCGGAGGATGGTAGCACGCTGGATAAGGTCACCTGGGATGTTGATTGTGTACTTGGCATCAAACATGATAGCATCAAGAGGGATGCCCTCAGGTATAGTTAGTGTCTCCTGCTCATAGACACCACTAAATATACCGTCTTTCCAGGTGTTATCAATGTCAGTAAGGACACCTGTGATAGCATTTTTCATTAGGGAAAGTGTTTGGACAGCGGCAGCAGCTACTTGGGACATGAGGCCAATTGGGATATTCGCAACATCACCGGACAGTGCGTGAGGCAGGCTACCCCTTTGTATCATAGCCTCATAGGAGGCAATTAGGCCAGTTAGCTCTACAGGGATGCCTGGCATTTGAATGGTTCCTATCTCGGAATCCTCGGCTAGGCGGAATATGGCACCACGCTTTTCTAACTCCTCTGGAGTTAGAATGGCACTGCCTCTGCCCTTCTCCCAGTACTTAGGCTGGGCTGTGTCTCTCAGGATTTGCTGCATGAAGGTCATAAGGCGGTTGTAGCCCTTATAGACCCTTGCATTTGTAGCAAGGATAGACTGGCCTATGTTCGCTCGCCACTCGTCTTTGACCTTACCCACACGTCTGTTAGTGATAGGGCCATCATCTGGGAGGCCACCGGCAGGGCCTACGAGGACTGGTATTTGCTCAAAAGACTCCTGTGGTTCGTTCTTGACCATTGCAGTCTCCGCCACAGTCACGTTCATTACGTTAAGGCCGTCCATTTCCCACAGGTCGTAGATAGTAATGTCACCTGATTTCTTTGTCCTTAGAGGCTTGTCATTCCAACCTCTCTGGGCAAACATCCTACGTGCCTGGCTATTGCTGATAGTAAAGACGTGGGCTACAGACTCCAGGCCTTCGCCATCCCAGTCTGGATAGACTTCGATAGGATTCCATACCTCAGCAATTAACTTGTCACGGGCAGCTATATTGAGGACTGAGTACCAGCCTGTGGCTAGAAGTAGGCCTACCATGTATTCCATCCAGGACTTGCGGCCACGCTTACGGTATTGGCGGTCTAACTTTGCCCAGGTGGTATTAACAACCCGCTCAAGAGAGCTGGCCCAGGCTGCGGATTCACGGTCGAGACCTTCCATTGGGACTCTATGTGGGACTCCTGATGTAAGCAGGTAGAGAGCGGTATTGTAGAAGGTCCGGGGGTTGTTGGCAACTACACTTTCCATATTCTCTTGCTCAAGGTCGTCATAGAGAGTTAGAAGAGAGTACCAATCAGCTATGTTCTTATTGCGTTGGATGTAGAGGTCCGACAGCTCCTTACAACGGGCGATTACCTTAGATGCTTCTTTATAAGGCATGTGTTGCTCCTTACCATCTGAATCCGTAAGTGCCTGCAAATCCCTCTTGAACAGTGCCAACCCCCTGGGCCGTGCTAGTTCCTATCATAGCAGCCATTGCTAGGTCATCCTCACCAACTGAGATGATGTCTGAGCCAAACCACCTGAGTCCTCTAAGCTGCCTAATTATCTCAATATCAAATATAGCGATATTGTGGATTTCCCTCCCCATCTGGGCTATCATATAAGGCTTGGAGGATTTGGTTGTGAGCCAGCCAATCTTACTGGTTAAGACACCTGTAACCAAGTCACGTCGCTTGCCTAGGTTGGAATAGTTCTTCATTGCCAGTAATACTGCCTGGCCTGGGCCATTTACCTCTACCTGGACTTCTGCATTGTGATAGTGCTTGCCTAGGTCCATCAACTTATTTGCAAGTACTTCAGGCTCGTATAGTCCCCAAAGGGTAGCACAGTGAGTCATACCCTCGCCTATGTTCCATACTACCGCTGCGGCTTTGTCATTGGCGCCTACAGTTGGGTCAGCGGAAATCAGATAGACACCACCTTTGATGGGCGGATACCAGACCTTCGAGGACTGGAACGACCTTGGCGCTGGGTAACACATCTTAGAAAGTTCGTCTAGTCTAACTCCATCTAGGACCATCTCACCAGATGTAAGGAAGCACGATACTGGGTCCTCAGGGTATTCCTGGCCGAAGTTAAGTTTCCTATCCGCAATCTTACGCCTACGCCATCTAACTTGTTCCATATCCAAGTTGTGTGTAATCACAAGGTCATGCTCATCGGGTGAGTACTCTAGTGCTCCACGGTCAGCTGCTAAGGCAAGAGAACTATTCTCAGGTATGCGATATTCAGGGTCAAGCCACCACGGCAGGAATATAAATGTGTACGCAGAGGTACCCTTGATTGCAGACTGAATTTCAGTATGGAAGTAGTCACCCTCGCCCCAAGGTGTTGACTCTACCACAATAAAGCCTTTAAGCGGAACAGCCTCTTCTGCTGCGGCCATTGCTCCCTCAGGGTCATGCCAGCGAGAAACTTCTGTAGCAAGGAAGTTATGAATGGTGTCCCCTCTGACTAGAAGCTTTGACCCAGCAGAGGTAATAAACATGGTAGTGTCTATCTCCGGCCAGGTAATCTCGTATGAGGATGCATGGTGCATCTTGGGCTTAAATGGCTCAGGAACAGAATTGTAGAGTGAATGGGCACGAGACAGTGCCCTCTGAGTAGCAAACTCGTTCTCACTAGCAATCACGGATACTGTACCGGGGATGGTGCAGCAGTCAGCTAGGAACTTGGCAATATAGATTGTGGTAGAGCCCATCTGACGGGCCTTGAGAATTAGGAGCCTTGCTCCTGGCTTTATTATGTGGGGCCAGACTATCTGCTGGGAGGGATTGAGATTAAAGGGAACCTGTACCCTTTCCTTGTTCTGAACCTTCATTAAGGTCTCAATGTAAACCTTTTTGTCCAGAATCAGGTTCTCAAATGACGGCTGTTGGTTCAATGTCAGCCCTCCTAGTCACGTACCTGAGACTGCCCTCTGTTAGAGGAACTACTAGAGGAAATGTCCTTGTTGCCCCACACTTTTTGCACCAGGCAGGAAGGCTACCTAGCATAGCAGCCTTGATTATCCATCTATGCTGACAGTCCACTATTCTGACTTACCCTTCAACGCCATCACGACTGCGGTGATAACTGAACCAGCACCGACCCCAAGGATGGCTACTGCATCAGATGTGATTTTGTGGTCAGGCCTCTCAACGAACCCGTATACCACAAGAAACACAAGGGCCAGGATGACTATGAGGCCAACTGCCCCATGAAAACCTACACTCTTGATACGGTCAAACAGGTTGTCCATAATTACCTCCCTCTCAGCTTACTCGTAATATATGGTCTTTTCTCATCAAGTATGTACAGAGGAACTATAATAGGGTACTCAGGCCTTGCACAGTTGATACAAAACCTGCCATCATCATCCCGATAGAACGTGCCTCCACAGTGCCCGCATCTATCGCCGCTTGTGGAAACTCTTAGGAGGCATCCAGCTTGGCCTTGCATGTCTACGTACCCATCCTACTAGATGCGCCTTCTTGATGTTACGCCTGACTGCACTAAGTTGGCGCCTACTGCCTATCCAGCTAGACCTCTTGGGACTGGCCCTCAATGATGGGCGACTCGTCCTCATCGGAATCATCGTGCCCCTTGGCAACTGTAACCTCCATTGTTCTGACTGTCATTTCCTCATTTACGTTTCGTGCCTCTAGGAGCTTAAAGATTGCAGATGCAAAGTCACCAGGCTCCTCGCCGGCTGGACTAAGAGCCTTGGTCATTGTAACAAGGTCAGATGGTGAGTACATGGACCTAATCCTCTGTAGGTGCTTGAACTCCCTCTGAGTAAGGGCATCTACAGTTTGTACAGCCTTGTATAGAATCTTGGCATCTGTACGCATCGCCATACGCATGTTTCTAAGGAAGTCTAGTTGGATGAGGTCCTTGGAGACAGAGGCCTGAAGTTGGCCCAGTTCCTCTGTCTCTACACGGGTAAACTCGGGGTCGTCCTTCCTCCATCGCTTTAATGTAGCTTGGGAGTTATCAGACAGATAAAGAGCCTGTCTGACAGGAAACCCACACGCTCTATAACCTAGGTAGCCTGCCTTAGCCTCAGCAGTTTTCTCACTCCCTGACATATGTGAGATACGACTGAGGAGTGCCTGTTCTCCAGTAGGGTCAGCTACGTCCTGGTCAGTCGTATCAGGTAGAGTCTCTTGGCTCATGTTGACAGTATAGCACGTTCCAGGCGCTGTGTCAAGTCTCGACCTTTCAATGATTAAATACAGTATTATAGAGATTTAGTCGCTCTCTATATGATAATGTGCTTATACAGCCTATCAACTTGACAAACTTCGACTAATGTGATACAATACTGTATATAACGATAGATTAGTCGATAGAAGGGAGCCAACATGCCAAGACACCTAGGCAGACTCAAGATAGTAACTAAGAGGAAGGAAGGTACCTGCAACTACGCACTTTGTGAAGTTAACAAGGACCGAAAGGTGCTACCTGGTGAAAAGGTGTTCATTCTAACCAAACAGGGGATGATAGGCACCAGGACCACAATCTTCTACAAGCAATACCACGAAACATGCTTCGTTGCCTGGGCAATGTGGACGTTTAATAAGACGCCCCTAAGCAAAGACGGTCGGATAGGTATGAAAGACTTGCCCTCTAAGGACAAGCAAGAGAGACAGAGATTAGTCAGAAACAAGGCGCAGCTATTAAGAGACTTGAGGACCACCTCAGGTGACAAGCTGCTAAAGCTGACTGACCGAATACACGAACTGGACAAGAAAATCGGAAAGACTGGGTATCCTGTGCTCCAGTACCGTGGTCGTAAGAGTGAGTCCAAACTGGCATATGATAAGTTCTGGCAAGAGGTCAAGGACCACTACCAACATCCACTACGTGTCCCTAAGGCTAAGTCTGAGGAAGCAGAAAGACTAGGCATGGGAGAACAGTTTAGCAAGGATATGAAGGAGTGGTTCCTTGAAAGACAGCAAGCAACTATAGAGAGACAAGGCAAGGACTACGAGGCAGGAAAGGAAGATGGGGAGGTCGAGTATTGAATAATTGTCAGATAGGGCTCAAACACGGGGATATGGTACTTATCCTCAAACATCATATACCTGGATATGAGTGGACAGTTGGCAAGATAGGGTCCATACTCTGCCCATCACACACAAAGGACTTTGATACTCTACATGGGAGACGCGATAAGCAGGATATACCGCCTATAAGGGATGGCTGGTGGACAGTCAGCATAGACCATCCGAATACTTATGGAGGTTATGTCTTTGCAGCATTACCACAAGAGCACCTAGCTCCACATGCTTGTACGGATAGATGTGGTGTGCATCTGTGTAGACAGGCAACAGGATGACAAATCCGACTGAGCGCATTGTTGAGGTGGAGTGGGAGGACTCTATGGCTCGTGGTGGATGGCAAGACCCCGTTGACGAACCGCCAGAGAGTTCCCGCACAGCAGTCAGGAGTGTCGGATATGTCAAACATGACAGCAACCGTGGTCTCATTATCATTCGCAGCTACGGCCCTCGGTGGTCTTCGGATGTTAGATTGGAGGACGAACAGCTCTTCATCCCACGTTCTGCCATCCGCAAGGTCACGGAGCTTAAATTAGGATGACATCTAACCCGACTATCATCTTCATCCTCACAATGATAGCAGGCATCATAGTCTGGGAAGTGGTCAACTGGATAAGGAGAATGTCATGAGCAGTAAGACAAGGGTAAGTAAGCAGGTCAAGGTCACACAGGGCAAGGGTACCATCACCTTCGAGTTATTGGACGGAAAGCTGGTAATTGAACATGCAGGTGGAGCAACAGAGTATTTCAAGTTTACTCTCAGGGAGCCTGGTATAGATGCCCTAATCGAGCTTCTGATGCTCAATAGGGATGTAAAGATGCTTCAGTCTAAGCCTACAGTCCCTCCTCCATCTGACGAGTTGGAGAGACGCTTCACAAGAGAAGGTGATGACCAGCCACCTGATGAAGCCCCAGTTGAGGATTCAGGCCTATCAAAGCCACCAGGCGAGGCAGAAGCAGGGATGGATTGAGATGAAGTCTTGGCTCCCCTGGTCTGCAATCGAGCAAATACCACAAGGCATGGCTCTTGAAATTACGCCTTGGCTGAACGGCCGTACTCCTTCTAATGCTTACTTCTCTCTCCGCGGCAAGGATACCAAGCTGCGTACCAAGTTCCCGTACTTACGGCTAATACTCCGCGGCTCTGCTCTACTGCTCTGGTATCCCTCAAAACAGGCAAAGATACTTCCAATAGCTGAATAAGTAAATGAGTGAGTGTACCTATTGCCCTCCCACTATCAAGCAGTGCGCTCACTTTGACGGTCACTGGGTCAGACTTGTCTTCTGGAATATAAAGTATGGAGACGATAGCCCGTATGGCGTCTTCTGGTCCTGGCCTCATCCTCCAGCTACTGACTGGGGCTTCTTCTTTCCAACACTTATTAAAGCAGAGGAGTTCTTTAGGGAGCAAGATGCTGAAATGAGAAAATTTGCGACTGGAGAATACGGAGATGTGAGTACCTAACAGTAGGGTCATACGTATCAACTTAGGTGGCATGTTAGTAGGTGGTCAGGCTGGGTGTTAGTAGGTGCTAATGGGGAGGGTTAGTGTACGGCGATAGAACCATGTGAAACCTATCACAATCTTCGAGGTCGTCCTCATGCTAGCTGTTAGGTGATGCTAATGCCGGATGATAGTCGATACTTCCGGCCAAAGTAAGAGGCCCCGGTAGTGAGAGAACCCGGGGCCTCAGGTGTGCTGTTAGCCTATGCTAACTCTAGTCGTCTTTCTTCACACGTTCCCAAACTGGGTCGCACTTGGCGCCGGCTCGTGCAGCGTAGTCGGACAGCCCGTAGCGCGCCGGCTCTGCTAGCACTCTGTCGCGCATCAGGCCGCCATCTTTATGCTCACCGAGCGCCAGGCCGTAGTCACTCTCGAGGAACGCTCGACACTCCATGCTCTCGCTGCCACATCGCATCTCCCAACGTGCGCGAGTCCCGTTCCCGCCCGTGCTAGCAACACGAGTCTTGCGGCCGAGAGTGTTGACCACGATAGTACCGAGACCATCAGCACTGAGTGGCACACTGATTGAGAGCATCGAAACCTGCTTCTCAAGTAGCGTTGCCACATCAGTCGGGTGCAGCAGCTTGTCGCCAAGCTTCTCAATCTGCACCTTGACGGCCTCATATATCCCGACTAGCGCGAAGTCCGCTAGCTCACGAATGGCACTTTCGGCCTTGCGCGTGGCAGTTGTAACCGCATTTGCTAGCTTTCCGAGGTCTACGATTGAGGCCGTGCCACGCTGGGCCTCAAAGTCTTTGATTGCAGACTCCAGGCCGGCCTTGGCCTGTGTCTCGTTGACTTCTAGCTCTTGTATGGTCATTAGGATACCTTTCTGAACTCGGTATATCTGGACTCTCACTATGTTTATTATCGCACACTTGGGAGTGAAAGTCAATAGGTATAAGTACGGTATTCACTTAGTAATCTATGAGTACCGTTTGTATACATATCGAAGCACAAAGTATACAAAGATCGGCTTAACTGTTTAGGGGTGTATGCTAAAGACCTAATTCAGGTCAGCGAGGAGAATTGAGAGGACAAGTGAGTGGTATAGTTAAGTAAGTAAAGAGTGTTTAAAGAGTAAGAATCATTATGCTGTACTTGACATAACTCTATTGACACGAGCAATCAACCGTGGTACAATATAGGGGACATTGAGAGACTCGACTAGTGAGAACTGGTCGGACAAGTGGAAAGGGGTGACGACCATGAATTGTCTTAGCTGCGGCCAAGCACTCAAGAGCAATGGCGAGGCAAACGAGCACCTAATCCTATGCTATCGACGTAGCCTCTATACTGGTGAAGTGATTGTAGTTACGCCTATCTGCAGGCTGACTGGTCGACCCGGATAGGCTACGTAGGGAGCACAGTACGGGGAGCCGGCTCCGCCCCATATCTTGATTCATACCAGATAGGCAGAGGGGGTGAGTCCGATGTAAAATTTATCTTTTAATATTTTCGACTCAGTACATGTGGGGTCGTGAGCCGGCCCAAAGTAGAGACTCATTTCCCCTACTACGGTTCGCGGCCCCAGATGTGGAGAGTAGTAGCCTAGCAGGAGCAGACCGGGCAGGGATGTTGTGTCCCCCTGTCTAAGCCTAGCTGCCAGGAGCAGACAACCCTGACCGACCAGACACACGCCGGTCAGGTGCTCCTGCTAGGGTATTACTGAAGGAGTAAAGAAAGGGGTGACAACATGATAAACCCAATCATAGCCATCATCTTTGAGAAGGACCCAGCAGACATAGCAAGGCTGCGCCAACGGATAGCGGAGAGGCTAAAGACAATGGTATCTGCAAATAGGATGGCGAGCGAGGACTATGTGTGGATAGTGAGAAGGGCTTGCTCAACACCCCAGACCACAAGAGCCCTGACTACTATAAGCCGGTAGCCATGAGCAAGAGGGTGTATTTACTGGTGAGTGGTGGTGAGGTACTGCTGGATTGGAGTAGAGATGTGGAGGCAGTGGTACCTAAGTGGAATGGAATAACAGGTCACTTTGCCCGTGTTACCACAACAAGTGGTACGGTATACTTCGTGAAGGGTGAGCACGGGATACAAGGATAAGGTGTAGCTTAGTCAAGGTGCCAGCAGTAGTCCACAATGCCACCAGCGTCAGCAACCTCCTGTGGGCTGACTGCTGGTGCCTTGAGTGAGCTATAAGGAGAAGTAACGTGAGATACAAGACACTTGTAAAGGTGCCAAAGCCTGACAACAAGGGACATGACTACATGAGGGCGGTGGTCTATGTCAAGGAGCTACCACATACGCTCAAGAGGGCACGGACTGTGCCAATAGCTGGGAGGGCATGATGGATAGAGAGCAGTTCCAACAGTACATGCTGATGATGGAGGCTATCAGGTTGGCGGTCATAGCCACAGGTGAGGCTACTCTGGTGGGTCGAGGGTACAGCTTCACAAAGGATTCGGTAGTTGTGTCGGAAAGGATAGCTGATGAGGCACTAAGGCCCCTCGGTATCCTAGATAATGTGTATAACATGAGGGAACAGTGAAGGATAGACAGGGTACCAGTAGCCAGCCTAAACCTCCTCAAAACTTAGGTTGTCACCCCCATGACTAAGGTTGCTGGTGCCCTGCCTGTCCTGCACCCGGATAGTCCCCGCATTCTGGAGTAGCGGATGGGCATGGACGAGTGGGAAGGTGCGACTAGGCAGGCAGAATGGTACTTGTGCCGCCTGCCTGCACTGAGGTCTCAATGGGCGCACCAGTGGTAGATGTGGGTTGTCTGCTACACAGCGGTTCGGCAGGGACTGGAGCACATCGCCCGAATGAGGGTAACGGAGTGCTACATGACGGGACCATGCCCTTTCGCATGGCATCCCTCCTGTCAGATACCAGGTGTGAGTCCTGGCTCCAGTCCTACTAAAAATATCATGCCAAAGGTAAAGATAAAACTGCTGTGCTCTAACTGCCATCATCTGTATCACGGTACGGCAGCGTGCCTATATGAGACAGGTTCCATAAGATTTTGGACAGGTATCTATAGGTGTTGTTGCTGTGCCTGATGTACCCTTCGATGATGCTGTCAACAAGGGCCTAGAGGTCATACAGAATGGCGGTCAAGTCTGGCAGAAGTTTACCTGTCAACACTGTGGCAGCAGGCAGACAATGGACATACCCAACACATTCTTTACTCATGGTACATGTGAGGAATGTGGCAAGGACACCTGCATACGTAAGCAGGGATGTGGGCTGGTAGTAGCCATGCACATACCGGGTAAGTACAGAAAGGTAGCGATTAAGAATGGTCACCCAACAAGCACAAACTAGCACACCGATGCAGGACTGGGTAGCTCAGGCCCTTGATAGGATGCAGCCCGTACTTGACGGGAAGGTAGTAGTAGGCGTGATGGCCGAGGACTACCATCAAGAGATGATGACCGCTATCATGGAGGATGTGGAGTGGCTGGTCCAGCACTTCAAGGTACTGCCTGAGCCTTGTCATCAGGACCACTCCAAGACATTCAAGGCAGGACTGGATGCCTACCTTCGGGGGTCGTCAGATTGGGATGTTCACCCATACGAGGAGGATGAAGGATGAAAGCAGCAGGTAGATGGGCATGGTGGAATCAGTACATACCTATAACAATAGACAAGTGCATAGTACGGGCCAAGGAGGCTAAGCTAGATGGCGTGATAGTCAAGGCTCAGTATCCAGGCGTCCTCCAGCTATTCAAGGATGCATGCATAAGGGTGGGCGTGGATGTGTATGCTTATCCTCATACTGCCATTACAGACGCAGACCTGTTGGTGAGAGGGATACGGATGGGAGCGGAGTTCGCCATCATCAATGCCGAGCATGAGTGGGAGCAGCCTGATAGTGGTGAGCAGATGCGACAGCTATGCGAGAGGTTCAGGGAGCAGTCACCTGCTGAGTTGTATGCCTCAGTAGATACCCGTGGCAGGCGGATGCTCATGCCATATCAGCAGGTACTCAGCAGGTACATCACAGGCTGGATGCCAATGATATATCCAAAGGCATTCCGTCCCTCTATGCCTCCAGGGTCTGTTACCCAAGCATTCATTGACTGCGTTGATGTTAGGGACTTTGCCGGCAAGCCTGTGCTACCCACCATCCAAACATACGATAGTATAGGTGTTGCTGCTGTGACCAGCCAGATAGCACGGTGCTTCGAGAGAGGATTCAAGGGCTACCAAGCCTACACCATAGGCCATGCCACTGATGCAGAGTGGGCAGTCATAGTCAACGATGCACCAAGACAGGAGGAACAAATGCCAGACTGGCTAGACACAACTATCGTGGACCTAAGTGGTCAGCCTCTACTGTTCAATGTCCTACAGGCGGACATGTCGTTCAGAGAGGAGAGTATGACCTACAAGAGATGGCTTACCCTCCAGGCATTAGGCTTCCTCGAGGATAGCCATTCACATAAGGTAGTATGGTCCTATCAGCTAAGGGACCTGCTGAACGAGTAAGGAATTAGGGACAAGTAGTAAGGAGTAAAGCATGGTAACGCTAAAGATAGGACCTGATACCAATCTGGTCAGTGGTATCGACAAGAAGATGGGTGAGGAGCGGACAAGGAGGCTCCAAAAGGACCAGGCCTTACGTGAGATGGATACCATCATTCGTAAGGACATCCTGCCTCACATACCACGACTGCTGCATGGCTGCTACGAGGTAATTGGCATGGAGCCTGGGTATGAGTACCCGCTCAAGCATTTCTCGCTTACACTGTGGCCCAAGGTGGACATGAAGGACCCAGAGTATGCTGAGATAGCACTGGGTACCATAGCTAAGCTAGCCACAGCACTGGAGAAGGCGGGATGGCAGATAACCAAGCAACCGGAGGCAAAGGCCAACGACTACACCAAGGATATGACTATCATCCTTGAGGCACAGCGGATACTGGCTCCCTCCTTGATTGACCGTCTGACTAGGCGTAATGCTCCTGTTAGGGAGGTAGAGGTATCCTTCAACTTCAAGGGTGCTCACGAGACAGACAGGTGCAAGCTGGTTGAGGAGGAGATAACTGTCAAGGAGCACTATGTCCCTGAGCACAAGGAGACAAGAATGGTGGTAGTGTGTAATGGGGATGGTGATGAAGCGTAGTGGGCTGAGGAAGTGGAAGACCTGGGAACAGCAGGTACGTAAGGCTGTGTACCTAGCAGCAGGTGTTGGCTTACTCACAGGGACAGGTCTAACTGTTGGCATCATAGCTATAACACAGAGCTGGTTTGGATGGGGGTGGTGATGTGCGAGGTAATCCATATCACCAATCACTATCCTGGGACCCGTCCTTATGACATCTACATAGGGTATGCTGCCTCTTGGGGAGAGGCTGGTAAGTGGGGCAACCAGTTTGATGTAGCTGGGGACCTATTCCAGATAGCCAAGAGGGAGCAGGCTGGGCATCCTGACAATGATGACATCTTGGATGTGGACCTTGCAGTACGCCTATATAAACACTGGCTGCTCTATACCCCAGCCGGTCTGCGCCTCCAAGAGGACATAGACGAACTAAGAGGGAAGGTCCTCGGCTGCTTCTGTAAGCCACATCCCTGTCATGGGGATGTGTTGGTTGAGTTACTAGGACAACGAGAGGACATGGATGCCAACCCGTAGACAACTCCTCCAACGTGACATCCTCAAGAAACGTGGGCTTGAGTCCGAGTATTATGGTGGCCTCAAGCCTCAAGAGATAGTACCTGATAGTAGCAAGACCCTTGCCATGCGCCTCATCGAGGTACGCTTTGGCATACCTATAGAGGAGCTACTGAAGGTTGAGCAGTATGAAAACCTAGAGCCTATAGCCAAGAAACTGGGCATAGACATCAGTACGGTCTGTAAATGGAGACTCAAGCTCGGACTTAGGGAACCTAGAGACAGGACCCCACATGACGCCTAGCAAGGATGGCATTGAGGAACCCGAAACTTTAGAGCAGATACTAGGAAGGCCACCAGCAAAGTACAATCCCCTCATGGGTTCTGGTCTCCTACATGAGAGAACCAAGATGATAATGTATGGCAGATACAAGGCACTCAAGTCCATGCTAGGCCTAGACTTGGCATTTGCTCTAGCTTCTGGACATGACTGGATAGGATTCCAAACACGCCCAGAAGGCAGCCGTGTGTTCTATTTGCAGTTGGAGATTCCTTACGCCCTTCTCCGCATTAGGCTTGCTAAGACATGGAGAGGTAGGCAGGACCATCAACAACTGATGGACCATGAGAACCTAGTACTGTGGACTCAGCACTTTCTCAAGCTGGACCAATCAGCAGGTATGCATATGCTGGACCACTATGTAGGCCAACACAAGCCTGATGTGCTGATAATAGACCCACTGTATAAGGTCCTCTCAGGCAACATGCTCTTAGGCATGGATGTGGAGAAAGTCCTTGATAACCTTGACATGATGATAGCCAAGTATGGCCTATCAATAGTCATCATCGCACACACTCGGAAGGGTGTGATGGACATGGGCGAGTGGGGTAGTGACGACCTCATAGGGTCATCTGTCCTACCTGCATGGGCTGATACTGTGATTAAAGTGGAAAGGAGAGGGGAAGACAGGATAGCAATAAAGTTTGATGTAGTAAGGCATGCGGAGGTAGAGCTAGACCAGCAGGAGGTAATGTTCAACCGTGAAACGCTAGAGTTTAACCTTGTGGAGCTAGTAAAGCCAGCACCAGATGGAGCTAGTCCATCAACTGAACAGAAGGAGACAACATGACAACAGGAGAGGCGTTCGTACCCAGTCTAGAGACTAAGGCCTTTGGAACTCCGCTGCTACAATTCAGAGGCACACTGAAGGAGTACATCTCCAAGCCCCAAAAGGATGATGCCAGTGGTCGTTCCTTCATGGTCATCGGCTTCAACTTCACGGACATTGAAGTAATAGCAAGCACAGACCCGTATGCGTTCCCTATCTGTACCATTGATGTCGGTTACTCACAAACAGAGGTCACAAGGTGGGGTGCCTTGGCCAAGAGCATCAAGAAACTCTACGGACGGACACCTGCTCTTGATGAAATCGTGGGCAAGCAGCAAGAGTGGGTGTACGGCCCATGCAAGCTGAGGACAAAGGAAGGGGACCAGTGGAAGGACATCGAGGATAGGGCCTGGCAAATAGTCAGCATCGATGGACTTGGGAGTCCAGCCCAGATGACCGCAGACATCGACGCCCATGTACTGGACCTGCTTGATGGCAAGACAGAGCAGGACTTCCAGCAGGTGTTCTTCGTGGACCCGGAGATACGGAAGCACCCCGAGTTGATAGAGCAGGCGACTAACAGGCAGCTACTACCTACTCTTGAGGCTGCTGGCCGGGCATACAGGGATGATGGCGGAGTGTGGCACAAGGGAGCAAAGCCCGACTAATCAGAGCAGCAACAAGGTATATGTGGGGGAGGGGTCATACTCTCCCCCACCAGGATAGAAAGGGAACCTCAACATGGCACTTGAATGGAAAGAGAACCCTCAACTAGCATGGGAGCTACTGAGGATAATTGACAAAGACCTTGAGATAGAGAAGCCCCTACCTCACATCACGGAGCTTATCTATTGCCTCACTAAGGGGTACTGGGAGAGAACTGGCCCACTACCTCGTGAGCCTAAGACCACATGTATGTTTGCCATAGGTGTGGGCCTGGCCGAGGTAATGCTCAGAGGTCTTAGGCAGGAGATACCGGGCAAGCTTGATGGCATTCACTCCTCAGTAGACCTGCTTATGCCTGACGGTCGTATGGGGGAGTTCAAGACCACAAGGTATGCAGTTGGCAAGCCACCTGAACAGTGGTCATCTGGCTGGCACAAGCAACTCCTTGCATATATGAAGGTTAGAGGCACCCTTGAGGCTGTCTACGCCGTCATGTATGTGATACCTGCGGAGTTCAAGACCTTTGAAGTGACGGCCACACAGCAGGACGTGGACCAGAACTGGACATACCTCCAGGCAAGGAAGGTCCAGTACATGGGGTACATGGAGCCACAACCACCCCTTGACGGAGGCACCCCACTTATGCCTACTCCCTTCGCATACAGGGATAGCAACTGGGAGTGCAAGGGCTGTCAGTACCTGACTCTCTGTGATGCAGAGGCAGCAACCATACAGACAGCAGAAGCCCAACATGTAATGGCGACTGAAGAGGAGAATGCAAGGTTCCCGTAGAGAAGGAGTAAAGTCAAATGCTACTAGCACTAGAGGGTGAGGAAGCCTGTGGCAAGACTACCCTCGCATACACAGCCCCCCGTCCCATAGTTGGATTCGCATTCGACATGGGGATAGAACGCGCCCTACATGGCGCCAAGTACGAGCTGTTCAGTGATGCCAAGATACAGACCAAGCCCTATGACGAGACAGCAAGTGCTGCACCTGACTGGTCCGGCTATGACATCACCATCTACGAGCTACCCCAGCCTATACAGCTGGACACGGTGGTAATCCAGGGACAAGAGGGCCTCTGGGCATACTTCATCCAACTTGTAGCAGCGGCGTTCAGGGATGATAGCATCCGTACCATTGTCATAGACACCATGACCGTGGCTCGTAGGGTGAAGGCCGATGCCTACCTAGAGATGCTACAGGGCCGCGCTGGGCCCAATGAGAAGGTACGTGAGCGCCTACTACAGATTGAGTATGGTGCTACCAACGATGCCATCCGCAATCTGTATACCACAGCAGCGGGAACGAAGAAGAACCTGGTAGGTGTACATCACCTGACTGACGAGAGAAAGGAAACTATCGACGGCAAGGGTCAGATAGTACAGGCACTGACGGGTAACCGTATCCTCGAGGGCCTGGCCCAGACCTACAGGTACATGGACATCGCCCTACGTCTAAAGGTGGATAAGGGGACAGTAAGTGCGGAGTTTACCAAGTGCGGATACAACCTCGCTCTGCAAGGCTTGCCTCTGCTCAACCCTACCTGGGATACTGTGGTCCAGATGGTAGAGGACTCACTCGGAGGACGAATCAAACTGGAGAAGTGTAATGGGACAGAACTATAAGGAGTTGGACTTCGAGCTAACTGATACCAAGATAACCTGTGTGGACTGTGATACCCAGTTCATCTTCTCCTTAGGAGAACAGTCCTACTTCAAGGAGAAGGGACTGTCTAATCCTAAGCGGTGTCCTGATTGTAGGGCAGTAAGGAAGAAGGAGAGAGAAGCAGAGCAGGAGGCGAAGTGATGGACGAGTATGAGAAATCGGCTGCAATCTTAGAGATGGCTGCTCAGACGCAGGAAGCGCTGATGCCACTGAAACAGCGCATCGCCGAGCTGGAGGGGGAGAAGCGCACGCTGGCGAAGGCCCTGCGTGTGACCTACACGGCCCACCAGAACATTCACCGATGCACACTCTGCCTAGAGATGTGGCGCAAGCTGGAAGAACTGACCGCCCTCGCGCCGGAGAAGAAAGAATGAGTTGTGAATGGCTCACAGTACAAGAGGTTGCCGACCAGCTTAAGGTAACCAAGTCTGCTGTTCACTGGTGGCTTAATAAAGGTAAGCTAGACTATTCCACTACTCCAGGTGGCACACGCAGAGTATGCAAGGCTGACCTAGTACAGCCAGGAAGGAAGGGACCTCCTAGTGCCGATTAATGGCCTTCACATAGACGTACATGAGCCGGATGACCTGCCAACCTTGATTGGCCAGTCAGTCCCCATTGAGGTCCACAGTCTCAACTCTGATGGCTGGGCTGACTACATCTGGGAGACTGATGACGGCATCAACCAGCTAGAGCGTAAGACCTGGGCAGATATGCTTACCAGTGTGTCGAGTATTGAGGACCAACTGAGAAGACAACTTGACGCCCACCCACAATCCAAGCTCATGCTGCTTGTTGAGGGTATAGCTGTGCCTGCTAACGACATGATGGGAGGTACGGCTACAGTCACCCGCACAAAGGCCAAGCCCAATATCTTCTATAGTAGGCGTCACTCCTATGTCTCACTCCAAGCCATGTATGCTTGGCTATATCAGGTGTCCAAATATATGGAGGTATACTGTACGCCTGATATAGAGGCTACGGCTAAGGCTATTGTAGCGTTCTACACATCAGACTTAAAGGGCGAGCACCAGACCTTGCAACGTCACATCAAGGAGATAGAATTCCATCCTAACCCACAAGTTACAGCCCTAATGGGATTGATACATGGATTGGGTCCTATCAAGGGGGAGTCCTTGATAGGAAAGTTTGGCACTGTCTGGGCAGTGGTCAATGCCAGCCCACAAGAGTTGGCAAAGGTCAATGGTGTAGGACCTAATGAAGCTAGGAAATGGTTGCAAAGATTAGGGAGGCCGGATGTATAGTTCCAATCTCAGATGCTCATGTTGTGGGGAGGAGTATCCTAGAGAAGCTCTAGAAGGCAGTATCAACTTCCCAACAAGACTTGGGATGTCAAGGTACCACAGGTATGTCCTTGCTGAGGAGGACGTTGTATGTCCTGAATGCCACGACGGTTGGCTACGTCCTATTGAGGAGGAGCTAAGTGTTCGCACCTAACATACCTCGCAACGACAAGGACTGGATACTCTTTCCTATCAACGACACCAACTACCGTAAGTCTCTCTACCCTGATGAGGTCTTTCACCACCCAGCTAAGGCCAACATGTATATGGTCGAGGCCATTATCGAGCATGTGAGTGAGCCTGGCCAGACTGTGCTGGATCCGTTTGGTGGCACAGGCACGATACTCTTAGCCGCTCTGATGGAGCGGAATGTTATTGCCATTGAGCTAGAGACTAAGTACCAAGACCTCATATATAACACATATACCAACTGGCTCCTTATGCCAGAGCTAGGCGACGTACTAGGTAACCTTGTCCTCCTCAAAGGTGACTGTAGACTGGTTATGCCCATTCCTTGCAACCATGCCATCTTTAGCCCACCATACTCACAAGCTCTATCAAGTACATCAGGCGGGCTTAAGCAACTACAAGGCAGGTGGAAGGGTGACGAGCACATAGAGGAGTATGAACTAAGTAACAACAACCTCGCAAAGTTCAATGTCTTCCTCTATGGCCAAGCCATGCGTAAGGTCTATCAGAAGGTCTGTGCTAGTCTGCCTGTAGGTGGCACTATGACTGTTATCATCAAGGACCAGGTGAAGGGAGAGGAACGAATCTTCCTGTCCAAGGATTGCATCACAGGCGCAACAGCGGTAGGGTTCAAGCTATGGGAGTGGCACAAGTGGAAGCCCAAGGGCAGTCCCTTCACAGACATAGCCGCATTTAAGGGAGCAGATGTGGTAAGGGACGAGGACATTATAATGTTTAGGAAGGAAAAATAAAATGCAATGTAAAGTCTGTGGGAGTAGCGAGCTTAAGGTAGTAGCCGAAGCAGGATTGGGCCAAAACTTAGAGTGTACCAAGTGCGGCTCGCTCCATCTGTCTAGCCCCTTTGGGCTAGAGCTGCTACAAGCAGGACAGCCAAAGCCCAAAGCCATCTATCGAGAACCAGTTACAGACAAGACCTTTCGCGTTGAGTTTGACACCGACGAAGAAGCGTTTGCCTATGTCGCAGAATGGAATCGTAAGCATGGCGTTGTGCCGGGAGCTTATGTGATTGACAGCGGAGGTGTGTTGGCTACAGACCCATTACATCCGTATAGAGGTGGTTGATGCCTGACCACCCTGACGGAATCGCGTATATCGGTCCGAGAACGCTCAACTCAGATACGATTAATGACGTTCTAAGCACGATTGACGCTGCTCCGCCCGTCGTCGCTATCGACACAGAAACAGTATCACTCAAAGACCGTTCATGTGTGGGGGTAGGTATTGCCCTCTCCCGTGAGGAGGCCATCTACTTCCGTGTGCTGCCTGACATGTCCCCACATGTGGACCACCTCATGCATGTGGTTTGTAACCCTGATATTCTCAAAGTTTACCACAATGTGATGTTTGACCTTGGCGTGTTAGGTGACACAGCAGAAGACTGGGGCTGGCCTGAGATAGATACCCACAACATAGCAGACACGTCTACACTGGTCAGAGTGCAGGGCATTGAACATCAGCTAGGGGTAGTAGCTGCCAACCTCCTCCATATGTATATTGATGACTATAGTATGGTGGTGCGCAAAGGTCAAAACTCTCTCGACATACCTTGGGACAAGATGGCGGCTAAGTGTCTGAATGACTGCCTTGCAACGTATGGGATATTTGATGAACTGTGGGGAATAGATGAGCCTCATTAAGGATGCTTTCCTAGGATGGGGTACGGGTAGAACATTGGTACTTGGCAGGGAACAAAGGATTCGGCGGTGGACGTATGTATACATATCATTTTGGTTTATAACAAAAATATCGGTTATGTGGTACTGGCCTGCTGGCATTACACTGTCTGTAATGGCTGCTGGCAGGAGGATAAGTTACACCCGTGACTGACCTTGTTAACGTAAGCCAACATACTGCCTATAGAGACAACTACATGGTAGACATTGCTCTTGTCCCTATTCTCTCTAAGATGGGCAAGCGTGGCCTCAAGCTAAGACAGCAAGCCTTAGAGTCCTGGGATGCATACCTTACAAAGGAGATGTTGACCTACAAGGACATCTGTGCAAATGAAGGATTCGACCCATCTAAGCCACAGCAGGTAGGATACATCTTAGCAACACGTGGCAACATACTCCCTCTGACCCGTAGTAACAAACAACTCAAAACAGACGAGGATACTCTCTGGGCCCTCAATGACCCACTAGCTGATACAGTATTAAAGTACCGTAAGGCAGCTAAACTTAGAGGTACATACATCAGACCTGTTCTTGGCAAGAGCAGGATGTATACACATTTCCGCCAAGACCTAGCAACAAGCAGGCTAGCATCCTCTGACCGCAATGTACAAAACATACCTGATATAGTCAGGGAAATCTTTGAGCCCGATAACGAGACGGGGCTGTGGACATGGCTTGACTGGTCCCAGCTAGAGATGAGGATATTTGCATACCTAACTCAAGACCCTGTGATGTTAGACGCATATGCAACAGGTAAGGACATACATACCATCACACAGCTAGCACTATGGCCTGGGTCTGACCCTAGGGATGATAAGTATAGAAAGCCTGCTAAGACCTTCAACTTCCAGATGATTTATGATGCATCTGCAATGGGGCTGTCAAAGAAAAGTCGCCTACCCATAGAGGTATGTGCTAAGCATAGGGCTACATGGCTGAGCCACTACCACTATGCCTATGAGTGGATGCTCAGACAGGCAGCAAACCCTCTTCCCTATGCAGAGAATATCTTTGAGCGTAGGCTAAGAATACCTACAGAGGGTGAGGCCCATGAGTCCCACATTAGAAAATGTAAGATTAACTACCCTGTTCAGGCGAGTGCAGCAGGGGTGGTAGCCAGAGGGATGTTAATGTGTGATAAGTACGGGTATGACTTCCCTATCCAGGTCCATGACGAGCTTGTGATTGATGGGAATGTAGACCCGCCAGAAGAACTGGCCCATATCTATCCTGAGATTGACCTACCGTTTGAGGTTAAAAAGAGTCCAGTGTGGGTCTAGCTGGCCTTACAAGGCGGGGGCTTCAACAGTCGAGGCTTCATCTTAGGACACTGTTTCAAGGCCGCCTCTACTAGCTTCCCCGTTCTTAGAATATCCATGGCTGTTGTCTCTACTGCAGGTGAAACTCCCATTACACTCTCCTACATTACCTGCGCCCCAATGCGGCGGCGATTCTCAGGTGGTACTGGTATCTCCCCAGGGTCTAAGTCAAAGCCTACGGCCTCGGCCTGGATAGCCGTTAGGTTCAAGGTTACAGGGTCATCACCTACTTCCCACTTTACGCCTATTTCTAGATTATCCAGGTCGGTCTGCGTCCAGGCCCCGCCATCGGGGGCTAGCTGGTATAGGTATCTGCGGCTCTCATAGAAGCTGCTCTTGAGTGCTCGGCCCTGTTCGTCGGCATTTGTACCATCAGAGATTATCCTTGAAACCCACAAGTCTTTGGCAGCGGCGGAAGCGCGGCCCTGGTCATAGTGGATGAGACCCCGTATATTGCTGAGAGTCTGGTTGGCCGTTAGGAATGTCTGGCGGTAGGTAACGCCAATGTCCCCAGGGTTGTAGCAGCTGGTCGTGTCGCCGTCTGAGTCACCACTATCCCAGTCATCTACCTCTGCGTACTTACTAGACGCCGGAATCGCAAACTCATTATGGTGTGGTGTGCCGGTGATGGGCACCATCTTGAGGATATTCAGCGTGTTTGGGTCTGGACGGTCATCACCGGAGTCACCAGAACAGACTACGATTTCCTTGCAGTACATGAGGTCGGTATCGGTGATGCTGCCCTGAAGCGCAAGGTAGCCGCTCCCTATCTTGTTAGCATACACAACATTGACTTGTTCAGTGAGGGGGTCGCCGAACTCCAACATAATGCGTGAGCCATCCGTGCTAACCCGCCAGTGATGAGTGGCGGCGCTCCAAGCGAACACATCATCGCCCATATGTAGGTCTGACGCATTCAGCCACAGGCCCACCTTGAAGCCCGCCGCCGCACTCACATATTCCAGGCGGATATAGGTATTGAGATTAGAGATACGAATGAGAACGCTCTTGTCCCCCGGCGAGCCTCCCCAGTCCACCACACGGGCATCACGTCCACAGGCCCAGCGGTCAGAGAGATAGCCCACACCTATCAACACGTCAACGCCCTGCCCGCGCCCCGTATGGGTGACACTACATTCCCCAGCCCCATCTGATATACCATTGTGCCTGGCCGTATTCGCCGTGTAGACATTCTCCTCGGTAATCGTCCAGCCCGCCGCGCCATGTAGTCTTACAGCCATAAGGCCACCTTGTCGATGAAGTCCTGAAGGGTCGGTAGTGTCACCACGCGGCCCCTTCGACTGGTGCCTACAATGGTCTCGAACAGGGCAGCCAATCTCTCGTCAAGCTGCGCCCAGAGCGGGTCGGCCAGTGCCGTCGGAAACGTCCGGCCTACCTCGTATAGAGTCTTCGCCAGTAGAGGCATGATGACCTCGCGGAGATACGCCTCATTGACCTGCAACGGCAAGAGGTATGCAACCTGCGTACTCATCCCAGCAGCAACGGCATGGCCCTCTGGGATGTCTTGGTAGGTACAGCAACAAAAGGTTGGTACGGTTGGCTCACCATAAGACACGCTCTTGGGGTCAGTCAGCATCAGCTCGACCTGTTCCTCAGTCAGGGCCTCAGGGTGTGCCGCATCCACGAGCGGCTTCACCCAGTCCAGGTCGATGTCAGTTGTAGGTCGTATCAAGGAAGGCATTAGAACGCCTCCGCCCTCTCCTTAAAGTAGAAAAACACATTAACATTCTTAGGCGCTGTCCCGCCTACTGCTGTACACCTGGCACGTACCCAGATATCCCCGGCAGCCCACGTATTGTCAAGCGTTGTGTCGTCCACCTCAGTACTGGTATTCAGTGCCAATGTAAATAGCACGGTAGGCGAGGAGAAGGCTGGATTGTCGTCCGCCTCAACTAGGATAGTGGTAGTCCCTGTTCCTGCTGTTCCTGCTACAGCCTTTGCCCTTAGAGCTGAGAAAGGGCCATGCTCGCCCGACTCCCCGACGCACTTCCCTGGCCGTCCGCCCATTACGCCCGTAGCAAGGTCCTCTGCCAATGCAGGGAACTCAGCAATATGGGTGGTGAAGATGTCCCCCTTGAGCGTCACATCCTCATCTGGCATGGTAATCGTCCGCGTGTTGCCTGGTGTAATCCCTGAGAGCTGGAACGCAAGCAGCTTGGTGACATTGCTCTCGTCGAACAGCCTGAAGGCATTATCCGCGAACTCCGTCGTGATGGCCGACGTGCCCCCACCGGCAACAAGGTTCGGGATGAGGCCACGGAGGTCTGTCTCCTGCTCTGAAGTCCAAGTTCCCCCGGAGGCAGCCTGATGGCGCAGCGTGAGCCGCGAGATTAGGAAGGCTGTGCCCTTAAAGTCGTCCGGGATGGTGAAGTCGGTGAAGCCGGAGACATCGTCTATCGCATCACCCAGCTTGTTGTAGGAACCAGACGGAAGGTTGATAAACAGATGCGTCTCGTCCATCTCCTCACTGACGCTGGCCCAAATGACGAGGTTGAAATACTTCCCCGACATAGAGCCGCCTGCCGAGTCGGTGAGGAGGTCGGCGAGATCGGTGACTGGCGTGTAGGGAGACACACTGTCATTGACCACATGGACGTTCGTCCCTGTTGCTGTGTCGAACGCGGGCACCGCATGGAGGTGCATCTGGTAGACTTCGCCTGCTGTCGTGGCGAAGTCCAGGTTGTCTGGGACACCTGCGTTCGTTGTGATTGTGAAGGTCTGTGCAACCCCGCTCTCGTAAGTGGCAGAATGCTGACGTATCCACCGACCGATGTGCGAGTAGTGTCCCTGCTCATCGCTGCCCTGAACATGGTCGTGCCACAAATGGACAACAAGAGCATTTTCGGTTTGCGTGGTCGCGGCCGATTGCAGGATTACGATGGAAATCGGAGCGTGCTCCTCGCTAGGCCAGCCCGATGTGCTGACCGTTAGGGTCTTGTTCGATTGCAGGATATAGACGTAGTTGGTCTGCGGGGACGTGTCGCTACCGGGGGTCAGGGTGACCGTGATGGCAGGTGTCGTGTCGAATATGCTGAATCCGTCGGAGAAGATGAGGGTGAGGTCCCCACCTCCTGCCTGGTCCAAAGACAGCGTAACCGTCGTCCCATTGGACATGACGACGAGTCGCGTCGTCTCCAAAATGGAGCCGTTGAAGAAGTCGAGTTGAGAGGTTCCACCTACACGGAAGTGTTCTGTACCAGCGATTACCGCGCGCAGGATGTCCTCGTCGGGGGACGTTTCCGCGCGCCAGTGGGTGTCCCCGTCGGTGTCGATGATTTCGTCGGCGTCATGCAGGCTGCTATCCTTGGCCTGCTTGGTCCACCCTACATCACCATCATTATTGATATAGATGTCATCGTCAGGTTGTACCCAGCAAAGCACAGCCAGTTCAGCAGAGTGTGTTGGAGCCCCCGTACTTGTCTTCCTTTGTATTGCTATAGCACCCTCAGGAGGGTCACCTGCCAGAGGCTTGATGATACCACCAGACTTGAGGAGCCAGGCGGTCGTGATCTCCTCCGGAGCAGCCGTCCGTGCATACTCAACATGAAGGTCGCCATCAACAAATTCGCCATGATGTATGGGAGTAATCGTTCCATCTGGTTCTAATCTAAGGATACCACGCCAACCTTGACCATCTATGTAGAACTCAAATTGTCCTGTGTCAGTATTAAGAATTAGTAGATGCTCTCGTGCTACCTCAGAGATTGCATCCCTTTCCTCTGTGGTATGTCCTGAAAAACGAACACCGTCTACATTATGGAGAATAGTCATGACTTATGTATCCTTACTGCTGCACCGCCAGGAACATACAATGCCCCACTTACTCCCCCGTATTCAATCCTATACGTCTTTACCCCCGATGGAAGGGAGAATGGGCTGCTTCTAGCCCAGCCTGGGCCAGGTCCAGGGATTGAGAGTTCGGACCCCAATACAGCCTCCTCAAGAGTTATATTATAGAGCCGTACGACTGCTACCGCACCTACACCCTCAGATTCCATATTAGACTCGAGGGTATAGAGACTTCCTGGAGGATAGTCAGACGTATCAATCTCGAAAGTACGTGTACCTATCCGGGTATACAGGATTTCACCTGATTGACCTACAGCTGACATAGACCCGATGCCTGACATGGATACTGATGCTACCATAGTCACTATGCCTAAAGCACTCAAAGCTCCAACACCGACCATTGAGACCTGTCCAGTCACAACTCTATGGCCAATAGCCGACAGACTTCCCACGCCCTCCATAGAAACACGCCCTTCAAGAAGTCCACCAATCTCACCAATAGCTGACATGGAACCGACACCGGCGAAGGAGACTACCCCAGCCTGAATACGCTCACCAATAGCTGATAGGAAGCCAACACCAAGCATAGACACTTGGCCGGAAAGGGTTAATACTGGTGTACCGATAGAAAGTTCGCCTACTCCACTAAAGATTACAGCTCCCTCATGTATAACCCCGATAGTTCCTTCTGCTGACATCAAGCCAACACCCCCAAAGGCAACGCTGGCTGGGATGGTCAGACCTGCAGCAGCGGATAGGGCACCAATACCAGCAAAGCTAACTTGGCCGGTGACAGGAGGAGGACCACCTGCTGTATAGGTGATGGCCAGCTTAGGTGCGAGAGACGAACTTTGGTTGTACGATTTGAATAAACGTTCACCAAGACTGGAAGTGTATATATGTAGTAGGGCGATTTCAGCTGGGTCATAGCTGTCCGCAAGCTCCTGGATAATGCCTTTAATCCCAGGTGCAGGCCCCTCAAACGTTTCGTCCTGCCCATTAGTCCAGTTTCCAAAGTCGCTTCCATCGCCCTCGCAGGTGGCAGTTGTACGTGTCCTGCTACTAATATCATATGTTGTGCTTGTAAATGCTGGCGGGTCTTCCCTATCATCAGCGTACCAGTCACCTATAAAGTTAGTACTATCATTAGCCTCTGAACGAAATGTTAGGGTCGCTTCGTCGATAGTAGCCCCAGACAACCCCGAGACACCTGTAAAACGGAGCCCACAATGACGACCAATACCAATATGACCAAATATAATTGTTCCAGCAGTCAGGTCCATCACACCATTGGCATACTCAAAGGCGTCATCAGTACTGGCACCAATCTGTAGATTGAGTACGGTCATGATTATTCCAGGTCGATGTTCCTGCCCCGCATATTACTAACCTCTGGCCTAGACAGGATACCATGTGGGTCACTCATGTTCCTTGCTCTAGGCTTGTCTACCCGCACACCCTTACGCCTAATAACCTTGCTACCAACAGAGAAGGAGTCCTGAGTCTTTCCGCTCCTTGATGTATTATCCCCTGCATAGCCTAGCCTCTCTGCTTCCTCAATGTAAATACGGATATACTCCCTGATTTCAGCTCTTGGACTACGAGGGAAAGTTTCCTTTCCTTTGCTAGGGTCATCAGGGTCTATATCACGTTCCCCCACAAGCCGAAGCATGTTAACAAAATCCTCCCTAAGGAAGGGTCTTTCCCCCTGCCCACGAGCAGCTCTAGTCTGCCAGAACTCGACCAGCACATAAGTCTCGCCAGTCTCCTCGTCGGTACTAATCTCAATTATCTTTGAATGTAGCACTATGCCAGGCTCGCGTCTAGGTCCCCAGCATTCAACTTAAAGGTGTCACCATTATCAACCACCTTGCTTGCAGCTAAAGCACTGTGGAAGAGAAGGTTCCCACCTGATACAGCATCCCTAAGACCGGCATGTGTGATGGTTCCCCAATTGGCTGTTGCTGTTGGGAACGTAATGTCCGAGGAGTTATCAGTAGCTCCATCAGATGGAGCACCAAAAGCCACTGACTGCCTTGCATAGTTACCGCCGGTAACCTCTGTACCCACATCTGCATCCGTTGGGTCATCCGTATACAGCGCCACATAGACAGTTGTAGGCCTAGTATAGGCTGTATCTCGTAGGACTTGGTTAATCAGCTTAGTCTCTAGGTCGTCACTAAGGTCTGACATTGCGATGCTCCTTTCTAAGGCGCATAGGACTCGTCACTTCCGAACGGTATATAGAACACAAGAGGCATGGCTATTCCCTGGGAGTTAATCTCTGCAACAATAGTACCGCCAATCAAGAAGTGGAATTTTTCATTTGCACGGTCATACCGTAGGATGGAAGACGTATCAAACCAAACATATACTATTCCCGATACTACCGTCAAGGCAAAGTCCTCATCGCCTACCTGCATTGCACGTGGACGTGCCCACCAATCGTAATCCCCAATAACATGGACCCCTGGGTTCCAATCATCTGTAAGTGGCAAAGAACCGTCACGAGGCAGGTAATCAGACTCCAGAGCATTGATGGCATTGTGTATATCCTGTATCTGTTTTTCTGTGATAAGGAGTTCCACCGTCTTACCTGATGGATGCCCAGCAGCACTTGTACCTTCCTGAGCACGAATAAGACTTGAGAGTGTGTCGCCTGACCTGGCACCTACCTGTACAATCTCATTCACACCTTTCACATCGACTGTAACATTAAAAGGAAACGTATCAGGAAACTTACCACCATGTCCAGGCTGAACATCAAGAGACAGGTCATCTATAAGGATAGCACCGGCTAAGGAGCTTACCGCATTGTTCTTGACCGAAAGGAATGTGGTCACTACGACGGCGCTTCCTGTCTGGTCGGAGTCAATGCCGATTCAGTACGGACCTGGCTACGGTCCATAAGTATCGTCATAAACTCCCCCTTAGTACGCATAGCTACCTCCTCAAACCTGTCCGCCAAGTCAGATTCCTGAGTAGACAAGGCAGCATACCTGTCTGCCTCCTGTAGCTTGAACCCAATCTCCTGTAGTCGCCTGTCCGCCTCGCCTTGGTAGACCATAGAAACTTCAATCTTCTGTCCTACTCTATTCAGTATGGCACTGATAACTGACTGCATGGCAGAGCCCTCGTTAATCTTGGCCTGCGCCATATTGACAAATTGTGCAGCGGTGGCTATATGGCCCTCCATGAGGCGTACACCTGTGATGGCGGCTTCCATACGGGTCCGTGCGGCGGAGTTGTAACTATTTGCCTGTTCTATTATTCTGTCTATGTTGCCAACAAGCACGCCCCCTGTCTCAGACAGCACCCGTCCCTCGTTGATGTATCCCTGAGCAACATCTATCTCCCTGGCTATGTTGTTTTGATAGGATGCTATCTTACTTAGGAGAGCATTGACCTTGCCTAAGACCAGATTCCCAGTAGCTAAATAGCTATCAGCGTGGGCTCTATGCTCCCCCGCTTCGGCAATAAGACCTCCACTGATTGCTACATACCTGTCTACCTTACCGAGGAATGTAAGCCATTCATCATAGCGCATACGTGCAGCCGTTAGCCACGTATCCGCATATCGCCTATACATCTCGGTAACACTGTCACCTATGTTGACCTGGTTGATTACTGCTAGACCCTCTATAAGTCTGTTACCAGCAGCAATAATACTGGAGCCTACTGCCTCTACGCCTCCTGATGGAACAGTCGAATCAACCACATCGTTTTCTATCTTTGACAGAATATTCTGAGCCTTGGTTGTTAGATAGTCCTCAGCCTCACCTAGGTCAGATAGCCCAGCTACTAGGATTGCCTTAGCCTGAGCGACACTTGCATCTAGTTCGGTTAGGTTATCATCGCTTCTTTCTATAAGAGTCTGTATATCAGGTATGCTAGAAAAGGCTTTGCCCAAGGGTGCCTCACTCTTATCAGCCGCAGTTCGAGCATCAGCCACAATGGAGAAGACACTAGCAACAAGGGCATCAACAGATGCCAGGGCAGTCAGGGCAGATTCTATTGGTGCATCAGCCTCATCTATGGCCGCTGCAACCAACACCGACTGAGCCTGAGCATTGGCAACAGCCTCACTAGCACTGCCTAGAAACGCTCCAGCAGAAGCCAAGGTAGCCAGCATGGTAGTAATATGGCTATCTATAGCTGACATGTCAGCCACGGCACTGGATGCCTGTGACCGTGTGCTTGTTAGTGCGGTATCTATTTCTGTGCCTATAGCTGCAAGCTGCCCCAATGCTGTGACCACTGAGGCCCGCCTAGTCTGGGCGCTGTGCCTCAGGTCCATAGCCTTAGTAGCTAAGCAATAGGACTCGGCCCCTTTGAGCACAACCTCATCAAGTTGGGGTAGCCAGGTACCATCAGTATCCTTGTCTGGCGTTGTATGCTTGGCATGGTAGTAGACCCAAAGATGCTCGCCCTCGGACATCCTTCGTTGACTCTCTCTACCACTTGATGATAGAGCTAGGAGGTTGCCCCAAGTGTAGAATGTTTGGAAGCCGGCAGGCACTTGGCCTGCTGGATACTCGACTCTGAATACCCTAATGAGGTCAGCCAGGCTACTGATGTCGAGGTAGACCTCAAGGACGGTATAGTCAATTCGATTATTGGAACTATCAACTATACTACCAGCAGCCAAGGCAACAATAGTGCCAGATACATAGTCCATAGTATAGTCAGTATCGCGCTCATATGTGGTTGTGCCTGCCTCATTCTTGACCGTCTCTGACTTAGGTTTGATTCGCTTATTAGCTAGGGTTATTGTATCCCCCAGGGTACCACTGGCCCAGACCTCAGCAGTGACGGCAAATGTGAGAGTAAAGTCGGCTATAACCTCGTTAGGCAGAACTCTGTCAAGGTCATCAACAGCCCTGGACATACCTCCATCTAGGACCTCATTTGTCCAGTCAGCTCTGGTGCCACCCAGGTTACGCCTTAATGCAGCTCTTATCTCTGCCAATCTCATCTTAGTCCTCCTATTGGGACACAACCTGAGTACGGTAGTGAAGCTCAGTTGTAAGGTCGACGGCAGCAGTGGCAGCACCCATCGGCAACGCCAGGCCTTCGCTGCAAAGCTGGACATCACTAAAACCTGTTATAGCAAGAAGGTCAGCCGAGATGTCAGTCCAGGAGCCGACAGTAGCAATTGGTTGCATCTGTTGTACGGTGTATGCTTCGGCCGCGTTATTCTGTCCAGCATAGATGACATCAAGGCTATGGCTTACTGCAATAGCCTTTGCAGCTGTCATTGTAGGCAGGTTAGTAAAGTTCTCCCAAGTTAGACCATTATCAGGAGAACGCTTGATACCACCGGATGATGATACCAATATATAGATGTCCGTCCCTGAGAGGAAAATTGTCCTAGGAGGTGGATTACCTGTGGTAGAATGTGATAGACGAGCATCCCAACTAGACCCGTTGTTATCGCTAGTATCAACCAGAACCTCGCTACCAGCAGAGTTCTCATAGGCCCAAAAGAGTCGACCACTCCGGCCAAAACAAAAGGCCATTTCGTTCTTCTCGGCCAGGCTGGTCAAAGTTGGCTCGGTACGTGTATAGGTAGCACTCGCCCCTTGGGTTGCATCGGTTGTTCTCAGGAATACTTGTTGGGTACCACCCCCCGAGTCCCAGCCAACAACAATTACATGGTCGGAGTCAGATGGGTCTACCCCAATGCGACGGTAGACAGTATAGGGAGCACCACCAGTTGTATCCTCATATACCTCGGTCCAACTGTCGCTACTATCAATAGACCTATAGATACGATGTGGCTGGCCGTCCCCACCAGTACCTATTGCATAGAGGTCACCATTCGGTGCCTGTGCAATGTCCGAACAACCTTCAACAGCCGTATCATTCCAGGTTACACCAAGGTCAGGACTACGCTGTAGTGTTAACCAGCCGTCGTAGTTGTCTCCATTAGAACGACAGCGGAATATAGTGTTGCCCATACCAGCAAAATGGTGGAGAGCAACTGTTGGCCATGATGTTGCATCCTCACTTTGCTTTGTCCATGCGCCTCCGGTACGGTGAAGGGTGGCCGTCTTACCATTACCAGCATCATAAACCGAGACTATTATGCCTGCCCACGGGCCGGGAACAGTTCCCATACTTACCAATGTCCCGATAGGCAGCATCTTGCTATCTACTTTGAGCACGCCCCCCGTAGCCTCCTTTTGGCCAGAGGATATGGTTAACAGTGTACTAAGAACTGACACAGGACTAGGTTCTCCAGGCGCCTGGGCGAATATATCAATGCTAACGCTTCCTGTGGTAGGGGCAACACGGACACGGGCCGAGACTTCTATCAATCTCCAAATACCCCCCGCCACCTTAACAACCATGCCAATGGCGCTTCCAACATCGCCACTGCCGAACCATACCTCCTTGGAACGCCGACCGCCCAACGACCCCGCTGTTTGTCCTGATTGTCTATATGTCTTACCGCCGAGGGCCTCTACCTCAGGTGAAATTAGTACGGAAGACCTAGATTCTGGCCACTGTGCTCTCTGGCCCATTACCGGTTACCTAGCCGTATGTTTCGTCGAAGCTCGTAGAAAGCTAGTTGCTGGTATCTTCTACTAAATCGTCTACGCTGTCCTGCTGATGGTGCCTTATAGCCCTCTATCAACATCTGGAGCAAACCAAAGTTTACGCCACGGGTAGTACCTGGAGGCTCAGCCTGTGCAATAAGGCGTTCATGTTCACCGCCTGGAACCCCCGCCAAGGATAGAACCTGATGCCCTATCTCATGCCGGAGAGTCAGCGGCACGTTAATCTCTTCTTGGGACCTAGATTCCAGAGCTACCTGTATTCGGCGGGGAGAGGTGACACCTGGGGTAAGGAGGCCAAAGCTGGCTGTATTTATCGTACGGTCAATAAAGCTCAAGACGGGACCGCTCCCCGACCGAGGGAAATTTGCCAGTCCCCAGATAGCTCCACCAGAAAGCTCTCGCGCAGCCTCCGGAGCAGGTATAGCCCCCGCAGAACGCCGCTGCAACATGGTCAATTCGCTTGGGATTATCTGCCCGTACAGATTTGTAAGTTGTGTTTGCAATATCCTGAGCGGAGAAATCCCCACCCTTGTAGGCGTTGCTATAGGAGTAAGGTGAGGTATTGGAGCAGGAGTAGCTACCGGCACCGTTGAGTCTACCATAGATGGCCGCTCCAGGTTAAACAGGGAAGACCGTGCAGGAATCTTTCTCATATTAAGCAGGCGCTGTATGTCACCTGGGATAACAGGCGGAGAACGGTCTGTAGAAGACCTGGTTGTTGGCTGCTGTACTCTAGCCATCAGATAGCCTTGGAGGTTGCAGGTTAAATAGAGGCGGAGATGGACTGGGCGCGACCGTAGGAGGACGAAGATTAAATGGTGTAGTGCTAAGTATAGGAGGCTTCAGGTTAAACACAGGAGGATTTAGAGTAGGCGGTCCAAGGTTAAACACAGGCTCAAGAGGTATATATGCAGGTGTCACAGGCATAGCTATGGGAGCAGTAGGACGCTCGGTCCTAAGACTACTTAGATGGGGCATGAGGCCGCCTAGTCCCATCTCCATAGCATACTGATTACTTGCCCAGACTCTCCTAATCATGCCTACAAAGTGGTCCATAGGAGCGGAGGTATCCATGCGTAGGTCTATAAGCCTTACTCTGTCATAGAGTTCTTGTCCTATGTTCATAGGAACTACAGCTATACCGTCACTACTCTCTGCCTGTAGTCTGGACATAAGTGCAAAGGCACGAGAGTTGGCCTCACCTGCACTAA